ATGCAGAACGCGGTCAACGCCTTTCTTGCGTTCAAGGCTTTCAAGGCAGCTGTGGTTAACCCAGCAATCCGTTACACTGTTTGGCGTTATGTAACTGAAGGCCTAAAGCCCAGTCCCAATCTATGCCAAAACTGCCAAGACCACAACAATGACGTCTACGAACTGCAAGATCCCGATGAACTTACGGATATGTTTCCTTACGGAGAATGGCTTGACGAGGACACTTTTGCGGTGAATTTGCATCCGAATTGTGTTTGCCTCGTTGCTCGTGATAATGATGTTTACTGGTAACTAAAGAGAGCCCAAAATGAGCGTTTCTAAACCCAACATTCATCTAGACTACAATGTGCCCGTTACTTTCAAGCGAAGCATCGACGGCAAAGTCCTGCTCATTAAGGGAACAGCCATTGATGACACGGTTAACGAGAATGGTTGGCAGGTTCCCGCTGAAGAACTGCCCTATTTCGTCGCCGTTAGTCAAAATGCTCAGATTCGTGTTGACCATGGCGACCGCGTGGAAGACATCAAAGGCGTCATCAATATTTTACACTCGCCCCAGACCTCAGCTGACGGCAGAATCGTTGTTCCCTTCGAGGGGGAAGTAAGCGGCGATGAAGAACTGCTCGCAAAAATCGAGCGTGAATACGTCAACAGCGTCAGCCCACGCATCTTGGGAGAAGCTTACTGCAGCCTATGTGGATCCCGCTCCAGAGACGATCTGATGAATTTGGTGCACATTTGCCGTGGCGCTTGGGAAATCATGCGCAGACCGCGCCTTGTCGAGTTGAGCATTGTTTCCATAGGCGCTTATGAACATGCCAAGTTTAAGCCAGTTGGCTTTGCGGCTGCCATGAAAGCAGACCAACAGCAAGCCATCCGAAAAGCGCTAACCATGCAGAAAAAAGCTCCATGCGGGCTATGTGCAAGCGCTTTGACCCTTAGTTGTTTAAGTTGTAATTCAAAGGTACACTCCCAAAAGGGAGCTAACCAAAAAAATGAAAAGGAAAATTCGGAGGAGAGAAAATTGTCAACAAATCAACCCTTAGATGCAGAAGCCATAAAGGCAATGATGGAAAAGCACGCAAACAACTTGTCAGAAGCATGCAACAAAGCCTCAGCCGAAGCAGTAACCAAAGCTGTCGAAGCCGCAAGAGAAGCAGTCAAATTGGAAACCGCCGCGATCGCAGCCAAAGTCGACGAATCCATAAAACAAGCACTAAAACAACGTGCACCCGGGAAAGGAGTCGCAGGAGTCCTAAACGAACACTTAGAACCACAGAAGACTCAGCCAGGAATGGTGGCAGTCCCGCCTTACTTCAAAGAGCTTGCAGCAGCCGCACAGAAAAAACGAACCTTCGATGCGCAGGTAACGCAAGGAGGCATGCAGTAAAATGTCCTATGAAAATTCAGGACCTCTCGTACAGCAACCATCCTCAACTGATCTCTCGTTTATCGCAGGCACAGGCGGCGTCACCGCAGGGCAGTTTGTCTACATTAGCGGACCAGGCACGGTTTCCCCAACCACAGGCGCACAAGAATGGGTAGGCATCGTTAAAGTCGGCGCACCAGCAGGCAAAATATGCACAGTAATGACTGGCAAAGTCAAAGCCAGAATCACAGCCAGCGGCACAATCAACCCCGGCGACCTAGTAGTTTCCGGAGCAAACGGAGTCGGAGTAACCAACAACACCCCAACCACAAAACACTGTCTATGCGATACTGGCGCTTCTAACGGCGGCCAAGCAATCGTAATTCCCTAACTCCAATCTTTCAAGTTTGGACTCGTCAAGTCGAGAAATTCTAAAGTAAAAAGTAAAGGAGAAATCAAGAAATGAGTTTTGCACCTGATCAAGTAACAATGGATGATAGCCCAGCTATTCAATATCCAGAGCTACACCAAAAAATCCTGCAGATGGCAACTAACGCCATGATTTTCGCCAAGCTCTTTGTTCCTGACCCAATCATAAAAGGACGAACACGAACTTACGTCAAAGAAGCAGGCAACGTCGCAATCGGCATTCAAAGAAAAGGAATCGCAGCACCCGCAGTACTAGACTTCACTCCACTAACAAGCGTTAGCATAACACCTGACACTTACGGCGAAGAAGTCGAAATCCCAATAGAAATGATAACCGACTTTGAACTCGGCGTAGCAGACACTCAAATGATGCGTCTGGCCTTCCGCACAATGTACCAAATAGAGCTCGACAGCTGGACCGCCATAGACGGAGCAGGGGCAGCGAACGGCAACTCTTTTGCAGGCACAGGAAACACAATCAGCGTCACAGGCTCAACAATAACCGTCAGCGGCGGCGTAGGCCTCGAAGACCTCAACAAAATGAACCGACTCATAAAACAACACAACTTCATAATGAAATACATCGCAGTCAACCCTATCCAGGAAGAATCCCTACGCAACTTGCCCTACCCCAACTTGTTCCGTGAAGTCACCAACCCATTAACCAATGAAGTTGAACAAAAACTCGGCATATGGACACTTTTAGTCAGCAATCTTGTTCCAGCAGGCACAGTCTATGGCATCAGCGATGGCCAGAACCCAAACAACAACTACGCACCCATGGGTTTCATGGTAACCAAACAAGAAATCACAACCGACATAGACATCCAAAAGCGTTTACGCAAAATCATACCGTTCACTAGCTACCGCAAGACACCTTACGTGGCAAACGGCTTCTGCATATGCAAAACAACGGGCTACTCAACCAGTTAAGCAATCATTTGCTCCAGTCTTTTGAGTCTGGAACCGTAAAGCCGGCTTCAAATTAACCAATTTTACGGAGACTTCTCATGTCAACCTATCCAGCCTTTACCTCGCTAGAGGAGGTTATTGGCTTTCTAAATGTTACCGGACCTGATGGCAACGGCAATTATGTTGTTTACGGGCTTTCTGTTTCAGGTAATAGCGTTCAGGCATACGTTGACCACGCGAACACTTACATAGGCAGCTTCGTGCCTGGTGTTACATCGACGGATCCTCGTTACCCGTTTGCGCAGTTAGCCGCACTTGACCTTGCATGCATAGGCGTTTTAGTTGCTGCGAGTGGCGGCATGCTTTTGGGCGCGGCAGATTACAAGCTTGGCGACCTATTCGTAACCAAAGGCACCGTTGGAAAATTCTCATTTCAAAACGCGGTACAAAGCTTCCAAGAAAGCTTTACCCGAAATATAGCGAATCTTTCAACTGGAGCAGCAAGCGCTCAAGCACGCCTGGGAAATGAAGTTCCCCATTACAGAGGGCAGTGGGGTTAGGAATGGCAAAACGAAAACTTCGGCTTCTGCTTCTTCCCGTTGCTATAGCGCTTTTCCTGATAGGTTGGCTTCTTTATTGTTTTGGCAGAAAGCGCAGAAAACGGAGGAAAGCTTAGATGTCAACTAACCAAGCCTTGGCGGTTTCGGAGTTGCTGCAGGACAATTGGGGGCTTTCAAATCCTGTGGCCGCCGCAAATATTTTGTGGCCTACAACTCGCATGGATGCAATTGGGATTACTCAGGGAAAAGGACCCTTACAAATAGCCATCTACTACGCGAGCCCAAGCAAACAGGTCGATGCGCTTAGTCGCGAATGTTACCTGGTTACTGAAAAACTCGTTGTAGACATAATTGTTGTTAACGTTAGCCAAAACTCGGCTGATTTAGCGACTGCAGAATCTACTTTGGAGACCTTGCAGGCTGAAGTTACCCGCATCGTACACTTGCAAGACCCAAACTATGTGGTAACCGGAGAGCCGATTCACAGTAACGCAACTGAAGTAACCCGCGTCATGATTAACATTGATGCCGTTTACTTCAGCATTTCAAATTTATAGGCAGGTGAAGTAAATGGCAGAACAAAAAAGGGCGGCAAACCAGAAATTTAAAACCCGATTTAGCTCTTGGATTGTGACTTACAAAAACGGTTCTCAGGTTCTTGTAGAGCACAGAGTAACGAAAATAGCTTAGGAGAATGCAACGGTCTCCGTTAAGGTGAAAAAGATACGAGTATTTCTATTCAGGTTAATTTGTCAAATTTTGATGTGCTGAGCAGCTGCTTTGATTGTCTCTGTGAGCAGTACCCGGAGGCTGTTGGGCAGGCTATGAGGAATGTTGCCCAGAACATTTTGGCTACAGCAAACACGTTAGTTCCAGTCAGAACGGGCTATTTGAAAAGTACATTGACGGTTGAACAGCCCAGCAATTTCCAACTTAAGGTTAAGGCTACGGCACCTTACGCGTATTATGTTGAGTTTGGCACAAAGAAAATGTCTGCGAGGCTTTACCTTACTAATTCAGTTAATCTGCATTTGCCTGAATTCGCGCCGGAGATTGAGCAACAAATCCAAGATCTATTGCAAGGTTAGATATCTTTGAAGAAACAACTTAAAAAAGTCCCACCGTGTTTTTTATATCGACGCTTTTGAGCTTGCCTACAATAAGCAACATAAGACTTAAACATGCCCAAAAGCGCCAATGTTGCACAACCCTAAACATCAAATATTGTATGAATGGATTGTGGTTTAAAGGAGTAAAAAAAGATCAAAGCGCGCAATTGAGATTCATGCTAAGAGGCGCGGTCTGCAACTTGTTTAACTCATATTGTTAGGCGGATATGTAAACAAGTTGGTAACCAAAAAAGTTTTCAGGAATTCAAAAATTAGAAAAAAGGATATTTTGTCGATTAATTGCTAAGAAACTGCTCACCAGAGTTTCGTACCTGTGCTTGGGTCACTATAGCCATGTCCAAACTGTAGTATTTCTGTGTATGCAGCAGGATTCTGTATTCCAACATCAAGACTTGATGGAGGACCTTCGAAACTTACAGAATCAAGGAGTGTAGGCCATGCCGACACGGCTGAACCGCCTTCATAAACTTCGGCCTTAGGAACGGGGTCGGACGTTGGGTTGCTGTTGGAAATACGTTCATAGTAAGGATGCCAATTATCAGGTGTCTGTTCTCCGTTATTATATTGATAGCCAATTGCTGGTATGTATATATCGGTGCCGTTGCCGCAATTATAATAGGTTTCTCCAGCTGTTTTCGCGAAGCTAGTGAAGTCGCTGGGAGTAAAATCATTTGACTCTATGCAAACAGTAGGTTGGGTCCCAGTTAGTATGCTAGTTTTGCCATCTGCTGGACAAGTCCACCATTGGGTGTATTGGTTGAACATGAACTGCCAATCATTTTCATTAGTATTATATTGAATATATTCGGAGTACATTTGATCATTATTGGCAGTTACAGAGCCTATTTCAGTGTTAACTACTTTGCCCGTGCTGTCACTCCATTGCTCAGCGTTTACATAGTGGCCATAATCAGTAACATCTTCGATCTCAATTTGATATGCATAGACGCCGTCGTTGATTGATAGAACAGTTCCAACCCAATCGTTCGAGGCTGAACCCGTCCAGCCGTACTCGGCATATGTTACGGCACCTGTGACAGGGTTTGACCCTGAAATATCTGCTGGATTGGCTTCGGCTCCTATGGCCCAACTTGCTGGATTGGATTGTGGTGAAGCTGATGGGTTTTGCGACGTGATGGTTGTTTGAGTATAGTTCAAATCGGATAAAGGAACTTCAACATAAATTGTACTGTTATATTGAAGCCAAATTTCAGGAACGTTTGATAAAACTTCGCCATTCATGGTGCTTGGTAGGTTAACGGTACAGTTGATTAGAGGCTCGGTGCGTTTGCTAGTATCTACCCAAGGGCTGTTACCCCATAACTGGTCTGCTGTTGGAAGATTAGGATACTCCACCTGTACTTGGTTGTCGGTCAATAGAACAGGCACTAAACTAATTGATGTGTCGTTGTTGGAGTTAACTGCCAGCGCAGTGTCAGCTTTTGTATAAGCAGATATTACTGTAGTCACCATAAAGACAGCACAGATTACGAATGCAATTGTCTTTAATTTGTCATTTTTCTTACTCATTTTCGCATCTCACGAGGTTCTTCCATGATATCTAAATATAAGCGTTTCCTTACGGTCCAAGCTAAATGATCGAAGCGGTTATCAGTTTAATGATAATGATTTTGTCTGATGACGCGCCGACATGAAGTTTATTGCCCAATTAGGTTGTTTGAACTTCCGATTAGGGTTACTCCATTACTTTCGGGTTTGATTTAGTTCCAAGTGTTGTAGGTAATGTTGTAGGTGTGAGTTGTTTAGCTGAATTCCAACGGAAAATCCATTTATCTCTATGTTTTTAATAGTAATATTGTTTGGCTCAGAAAGGTAAATTCCGACTTTATACGTTAGCGGTGTTGATGCATGCAGTAAAACTTTCTTGACTAAGTCGAATCAAAGCTTCTTGGCTGAGAATAAATATGCGTTGATGCTCTACCCAAACCATGTAAGAAGAGCTTACTCATTTACCTGTATCGACTTTTTTAGCTGATCTACGCGGGAAGCTTATTTTATCATTTATTCAGTAGCTATTAAAAATCATAAAGTAGCAAAAATGTGTAGCTACGTCTTACAGTAACCATTGTAATCGAGGTGAAAAAGTATGAGTTTAGCAACTACGCCAGTTCTAAGTCGGAATGCAGTTGTTCAGGTAGGTGGCACAGCAATCGGCTTTCTCACTGACTTCACTATGGATGTTAAAGCGGAGATGATTAAGGAATATGTTTGCTCTTCAGGTGGGTCTCCGTCGCCAGCTTTCACGGCAAGCGGCAACCAATCCTACACGTTCAAAGCTTCAGCGCTTTATGTTCCAGCAAACTACGCCGCGCTATTAACAGATGTGCTTAACGGCTCATTAGTTACGGTTATTTGGGGTCCACAGGGTACGACTACTGGGTCGGGAACTCCAAAAATCACGTTAAGCAACGTTGTCCTAACAGCCTACAGCGTGAAGAACGGGCAGAAAGGCACCATTGCAAATGACATTAGCGGCGAAGCACAATCAGTAGCAACAAGTACTTTCTAAGTAATTTTTCTTTCTTTGTTTTTCCAAGTTTATTTAGTTCCATACAGCTCGTCCAAATTTTTTACGTGTTCAATAAGATCTTTGTTCAATCCTCGTTCTCCTTCTTCTTTCAAGTTATCTGAGAATCGAGAGAGTTTATCCATATAGCTGTTGTATTCATAACTAAATCTGCTGTAGAAATTTGTCTTGAACTCTAAATCTGAACCTAAATTGACAACGGTTCTGGTTTCTTGAATCATGTTATAAAATTCCGTTTTAAAATTTGAAAGGTTGCTGAGTAGTTTAGCAAACTTTTCAAGCAAACCATAAAACCGTTCGCCTTTACTTTCCATTACCTGTACCTCTTCAATTAATTCGTTGGTTTCCTTAGCTAAATTGGTTGAGAGAAGTAATAGCAATCGTTTCTCTGCTTGAGTTTTGTTTATAAGTTGTTTATCGTTGGCAATTGTCATAGCTATAAATGGTAATGAATAACTGTAACTTTCGTTGATTATCGTATCTTTCAAATCGTCCAGTAAGACACGAAGTTTCTTAACATATTTGGCTCGTTGTTCATGCAATTTTCCCTTTTCATGTTGTCTAAAAAGCAAGATGGATCCTAAAAAGAACACAATAATTGGGAGAGGAATAGAGACAATTCTAGGCAAAGAAAAAATAGCGATCATTAAGGCCACTATAAGCAAAAGAACTGTATCCGTTTTGTTGTTTTTTAAAAAATGAAAATATTCAAAGACTGAATTCCTTGGATTCACAGCGTTTCTTCCCACTTTTGATTATTTCTATGCTGTGCAGATTTAAGACTTATCCCCAGAAAAAACGTTTTAATTTCACACCAAAAAGGTTCGCCTGTTCCGGTCATATTGAGTTAACCAAGCATTACATGATATTAATGGTTAGTAATGAGGTGATTTGATGAGTGAAGAAAAATTTGACAGTGAAGGATTCGAGAAACTTAAAGCAGCATTCAACGAGTACGAGGCAGAGCAGAAGGAGCGGTTCAAAAACTTTAGCGTAGGCCTGCTAAAAAGTAGTAAGGTTCCGCAGGAGGCTAATGTGCCTGGCGCCGGATGGGTCAAATTCGTATTACTGACTCATAACGAGCTTAGCGATTTAGCTAAATTCTACAAGGATGATCAACGGGAATTCGAACTGCAGGCTCTTCTAAAGATGATGAGGCCATGCTACCCAGACTTATCCGAGAAGGATCTGCGCGATGCCCCATGGGATTTGGTGCGTGCCCTGGAGAAGGCGTTGCTTAATGAGGGTTTTTTACCGCGTCAGGTGAGGCGGTCAATGACTGGATCAACTGGAGCAGCGAAGCCCAGCGGATCGCAGCCATCGTCAACCTCTACCACTACACCCTAGAATACGCGGCAAGCTTGACCAATTTTCAGCTTGAGTTTTTGATTCAATCAGCAGTATGGTTCAAAAAATTGTCAGAAGGCTAAATCGTGAGTGGAGCTCCTGCAGAAATAGACATTGTTGCAACTGACGATGCTTCGGATGTTTTCCAAGAGGTCAGCAGCAACTTTACTGATATGAGCAGCAATGTCAGCGAAGCTTCCGATGCAATGAGCACCGACGTGTCAGATAGCATGCAGAATACGTCAAGCAGCGTCACCAGTATGACGACTACTGTTCAGGCTGACACTGTTCAGATGCAGGATTCTTTTAATCAAGCTGCTGATTCGGCGCAGGTAAGCATGAATCAGGTTACAATCAGCACACAGCAGGCGGGAGAAGCAACTGAGGCTTCAAGCAGCAGCTTTGGCAAAAATGCAATGCAAATGAACACGATGGCGATGAGCGGCGCCATGCTCTATATGAGCGTAAATAACATCGAGAATGCGCAAACTTCACTTGCCAGAGCTAATTTGACTGAGGAGAAAGCTGCGAATTCCGTGACTTTGGCTCAGCAAGCATACAATAAAGCTGTTGCCGAATATGGTCCGACGAGTTTGCAGGCGCAGGATGCCCAGAATAAACTTGCTTTGGCGGAGCAGACTCAAAGCGTAGATCAGGAACGGGTTTCAGAAGCTCAGCGAAACTATAACAGTACTTTGATAATGTCTTCGTTGACGGTTATTCCCAGTGTCGTCGGTATTATGACGACATTGAATAGCCTTCGTGAAGCTGGGACGCTTGGCACGATTGCTAGTACGGTGGCGACTAATATGCAGTCAGCTGCTCAGTGGATCCAGGTTGGCGCTACAGAGGCGGCGACGGGTGCCATGGGCTTATTCGATGCAGTCTGCGACGCAAACCCGATCATGCTTGTCGTGTTGGCAGTTACCGCGTTAGCAGCCATATTTTATGAAGCTTATGAGCACTGCAAACCCTTCCGCGACTTCATGAATGACCTGGGTCATGTAATCGGCGGAGCGTTGCTTTCTGCCTTTGACGATTTGAAAAGCGCAGGAGACGCCCTATGGAGTGGGCTTAACTGGGCTTACACAACCATTCTTTTGCCAGTGGCTAACTTTTTCAAGGAAATTCTTGTTGCAGATTTGGACGTTGCATTGATTCCAGTGAAGGCTTTTGAAGTGGCGATTAATGCTGTTGCGAACGCCGTAAAGCCTCTAAGTAGCTTGATTGGCGATTTGGGTTCAGCTCTTAGTCACTTATGTTTTGCGCACGCTGCACCCGCTGCGGAAGAATTTAACAAACAGGTTACGCAGAGCATCTCGCTTAGCGATCAACTCGCACACAAAACCAGCACATTAGGCAGCAGCCTGCAGGGTCTAGCTGGAAACGTAAATGTTAAAGGCGGTTCTGGAACAAGTAACGTGAATATTTCTTCGCCCAACATCACAATAAACGGCGGCATTACAGGATCAGCTTCACTTAAGCAAACACGTGACGCCGTAAGCAAAGGCATCTGCGACGCCATGTACAAGAAAGGACTAATGAACAAGGTGCTGTAGATGAGCTGGCAGATAACACAAGGATCCACCACGGTTACGTTGCCCTTGGCGCCGCAGACAGTAACCGATGAAGCGCCCACCGTCGATGACACGACAATTACAGTTCCTGAGCAAGAACCCGTTCTCGTTTCTATTGGCAGCGACATTCGGCAGCTTACTTTGGAGGGCGTTCTTAACGTTTTAGGCCAGAACATGGCTTACCTGGATACCAATTATGTTACGCCTCTTCTTGGTTTTCGAGGCTTAGTTTGCACGTTATCTACACCCCGATCAAGCCTCAACAGCACCTGGAAACTGGATAAAGCAACGTTCATTCAAACTAAGGATTACGCAAACAATCCAGTGCTCAAATTTACTTTGATATTCAAACATGCAGCGTCCTATGTGAATCTCTAATGGTTTTTACTTTTCAATACAATAACGGTACTAGTTGGGTTACGGTACCGAATGCCTTGTTTAACCAGATTATTGATGAATTGAACGGGCAACTCGAACTTGATTTTATTATTCCCAATACGTCGGCGAACTTGGCATTTGTGAAGAGTAACCAGCAAGTGCAGCTGCTGTGGGGAAGCACCGTAATTTTCAGCGGCTTACTTGAAGCTTACACCGCTACTTTTACTCAGATAACCTGCACAGTTTATAACAACACTTTTGAGGTCATGCAGAAACGCCAAATCACAGGGGCGTACAATAATGTGGCCGCGAACTCGGTTTTGGCTGCTATCTGTGCCGCGTCAGGTATGACTCCTGGCTCTTGCCCAACCACTGCAGTGAGCATTCAGTTTAATTCAACAGACTGCTTAACTGCTGCTCAAAACTTGGCCGCTCTCCTTAACCAAAACGTCTACAACACGGGTTCAACAGTTATTATCGGGGTAAAAGGCAACCAAACACCAACCTCAATAACAGTTGATACACAAAGTCAAGTTAACTTTGATCGAAGCAAAACAGGCTATGCAGGCGTAATTATTCGCGGCGTCAGCCCTACCGGACAAGTGATTATCGGTACTGCGGGAAGTACTGGAGCGGGTAATAACACCATTACGTTAACGAATAATGCTGTTACAAGCCAGGCGTCTTTGAATGCGTTGGCAGCCGCGTACCTGCAGAGTTTAGCAGAAACCAATAGCGGTTGCCCGCTAGAAGCCGATATCTCGCAGACAGCAGCTTTGAACAGCGGCGATTTGGTCACGATATCAAATGGCGCCGAACTTGGCTTAAACGGCAACTATGCGATTTACCGCATTACAAAGAACTTGACAAAAAGCACTTTGGAAATCGTGACTCCCGCAGGCGCTTTTCTCGCATTGATCAATGCGACGTCTTCAATTAACGGTGTAGTAGCCTCGCTGGCTAATGCCTCAGCTGCATTACAGACCATGCCAGATGGCAGCGATCCAAACACATCTGGTATGTACGTAACATTAGCTGATAATTTTGGTGATGTCGCTTCGTTGATGCTGGGCAATAACACGTTGTTGCCTGTGCCTTCTTCTGGGTTTCCAGCGTCATTTTTGACTTTCAACAGCAGCTATCTCACATATATTATTCCTTCAGTGGCAAACCAAAATGGCTCCGCAGCAACAGCAACAATCACGCCTCAGTCTGGACCATCCTACACGGCGCCAATGATCGGCTTAGGCACCTACAAGTACCCGTTTCTTTGGGTTGACCAAGTCTTTTGCTACACTGACTTCCTGAATTCCCTGGAGTCTTCAGCGATAACTTTGCTGTGCCCCCTAAACACAGGAACAATCGGAAGCGCAACGATCGGCTCAAGCGGACAGGTTTTGCAAAGTCAAGGTTCAGGCGCCCCGCCTAAATGGGTAACTCTAACAACAACATTAACTCAAATGCCGCTAGGTACAAGCGGCTACTTTTTGGAAGGCCAAGGCAGCTCAGCACCAACCTACGCTCAAGTTACATTCGCGCTTCTAGGCGGTACAATCTCTACTACTCAGCTTGGAACCGCTGTTACTCCTGCCACGCTTTCAGGATCCGGCGCCGTCCCGTCTGGCTGGACAATGCCTTACAGCCAAATTTCAAATTACACATCAATGCCCATTCAATTTTCACAGTTAACGGGCGCAGCATCGGCAGACCCAGTGTTTGACAGCGTGAACTGCACGAATACTTCTGCAGCCATAAAAATCTCGCCCTCCTCAAACCCGTCAGCACCCTACTTAGTAATGGTAGGCAACTACACAATCAGTTCCACCGCGTACAACATTCTTAACACCTACGCTTATCCCTTGTACATAACGGGTACAGCTATTCCCATTATGTATGTGAATGGAAACGTAACCGTTAATGGCACGATAACAGGGGCATTTTCAGGTAACGTTACAGGCAACTGTTCAGGTTCTTCAGGATCATGCACTGGCAATGCAGCTACAGCTACAAACGCAACCGAACTGAACGGGCTGTTAGCAAGTTATTATGCCGCCGCTTCTTCGTTGCCTAATCAAGCATTAAACACCACCAGCGACGCAGTGTTTGACAGTGTCTTATGCACAAACGCGTCTGCAGCAATCAAAATCGGCGTCTACGGCGGAGCCACTTATTTAGCAATGAACGGTAACTACACCATCGGTTCAACAGTCTACAACGTTCTTAACACCTACAGCAACCCGCTTTACATAACCGGTACCGCAAATCCTATGGTGTACATAAACGGCAACCTAACCGTTACTGGCACAATATCAGGAAGCATTTCTTGGAATGGCGGAACAATAACGAATTCGTTCTATGTATCTTATTCAGGCACGAATAGACTTTGGTGTTCTGGGAACTGGTCTGTTTATACTTTGTATCTTTCAGCGCCTTCTTCGTCAGCGTATCCTTTAGCGATAGGCGATACCAATAATGATTGGCCTCCGATATCATGGTTTGATGCTTATGGCAGTTTGTATCTTGGCAGTTTGCTTAGAATAGGTCCGCGAGGGACAGGGGCAAATAATACGGGGTATCCAGAAATTTTCTGTCGGACTGATTCTATTCCAGGCTGCACGATACAACTTGGGGCTTCAGGACAACGATTAGACGTCGTGGATTACGGTTGGACCGTTGATCTACTACTTTTAGATCAATCGGGAAACATGACCATCTCAAACGGTGTAACAGGAAATAACTATGGTTCATTTGCTGGCGTAAATATTGAGAAAAATTGGAGTTCGACATGGTCAGATTGCACTGCAACGACGTCGATTCTGGCAAACGACTCAGGTTCATACAAATGCCTCATGATTCTCGGAAACTATTCGGCTGGTAGCGGTAGGCGTGTGGGTATTTGGGATTTTTTGACTGTGAATGGCAGCATGAACGTTACAGGTCAATGTGAGGCCAGTAATTTTTGGGTTAGTGGTTCCTGGCTTAATTCTTCAAGCACTTTGTACTTGGGTGGTTCTTCTGGTGCGTACGTCACGATTTATGGTAACGGAAGTTTTGACCCGACAGTGGATAATTCTTTTGGGCTTGGTTCAGGTTCAAACGCATGGCAAGGCTTAGTCGCTTATTCAGTTTACACAAACACCCTTATTCCAAAAGCTGGATATGGAAACTCTGTTTGGATCGCTAATGGCGGAGTTTTCGGGCAACTCGTGCTTGAAAACACCAACGCTGGTTACCACTTTTTCTTTACCATGGGCGACAATGGTTGGGGCGGAGATACACTCATGATTTTTGCCGACAACGCAAGCACACAGCTATTAGCATTAAACACAGGCGGTCTTAGCATTGGAAACCTAAACTGCGCTGCAGTTAGTATTGGCGGAAACATAATTCCAACATCAGGGGGCTCATACTATTGCGGCTCTTATAGCTACCCATGGCAAATAGTAGATACGCAATATCTCTATGTCAACGTCATAAACAGCTTAACCACCGGAATAACCATCTACGGCGGAGGCGGATCTTGCGGGACATCAAGCTCTTATTGGAACTACGTGTACTCAGCCTACATCTACTATATCCATGCTCCATCAGCTTTCAACGAACTTTTGCATGATGAATTTAATGAAAAAATAAACTTTGATTTAATCCGCAACCTCAAACTTAAAGGCGACACGATTGACCCCGACTGCATAAAGCACCTCAAAAACAAAGACGGGTTCTATGAATCCTCCACGATGGATGGCTGGCATTTATGTGTCCAACAATTGATAGTCAAGAAGCTTGACGAGCAAGAAATCATCAGCGATGAGCTCAGAGAAGAGCTAGATAAAGCCAGAATGGAAATTGATGAGTTACGGTTACGTCTTGACGAATTAAAGCAAAAAGTGGGAGGTGATTGATTTGACAACACCAGCAACATCACCGACTACTCTAGTTAGCGTCACCGTTCAGCAAGTCTCAAACGGCTTCATCGTTACTCAACAAACTATGGGTCAGCCTTTCAACCTGCCCGTTCAGCAAGTATTCAACGATTTCCCAGACACAGTCGCAGCATTAGCAACAATATTTGGAGTGCCAGCCATAACAGCCGCATCCTTGAACGCCACTATAACGGCAGCGGCAGCAGCAACAACGGCATCTCCAACTACATCAACCTCTGCATCCACTTAGTTTCTTTTTGATTTTAAGTAAATTAAATTTTTAATTGAGGTGAGAATGATTGAAGTTTAATCCAGCTGAAAGAATAAATCTGCTCAATGTGATTCCCAAGGAAGGAACCGCGTCTACATTGAAAATTATCCGTGATTTGCAGACGGCACTTGGTTTTACGGAAGAGGAACACCGCGAATTCATTGTTGAGTACAAATTGCCCAACGGCAGCAAATACGAAGATCTAAACAAAGACAAACTTACAGTTCTGAAAGATGTCGCAGTTGGCGAGAAAGCTCGCGATGTAATCGTGGAAGCACTCAAAACTGCGAGTGAACAGAAAAAACTGCATATCAGCATGCTCGGCTTGTACGAGCGATTTGTCGAAGGTGTGAAGTCTGATGAGGATCTGAAAGATAAGGCGGCTGCTGATGCTATGAAGAAAGCCAATGCTGATGTAGCAGTTCCTACCCCGAGTGGCAGCTAAAACACAATTTTTTACGAAGTTCCTTTGCTGAAGCCTTGGGTGGCTCAGTAGTTCGTCCTTTTTCATGGTAGCCTGTTTTTTGGGTGAGGAGGTGAATGTGAATGGCGAGTTCTATAAATTTGAGTCAGAAAGCCGAGACTGTACTTGTTGAGGTTAGCGCAGGTTTGATTGCTGCAGGCACTGCCGGCATGACCGCGGTAAGTTCAATGCCAATTCAATATCAAGCTTTAGGAGCATCAGTGTGCGGTGGCTTGATCACTATCGGCGGCTCCATGATTGCGGTATGGCACAAATTCGTCAACGTATTCCAAACGCAAGTATCCACTCAGACACAAAGCCAAACAGCAACAACTCCAACATAAAATCCTTTCTTTCCCTTCTTTTTTGATTAAAAATAGTTATTTTGTATCTGTTTTTCAACAGTTTAAATTATGTGTTAGCGGAAGGCTAATTTTGCTTTCATAGTTTTTCATCTTATAGGCTACTCAGGCAGCGGATTAAACTGTTGTCGGCGTTATCTCCATGGTTAAAGGCAGCGAAGAACTCATAGACGTTTTAGTTTCTTGTTTAGACGAAGAACAATTGAATAAATTGTTTACCTATTCGTTCAGGATTGTTATGTTTAGGCGGGCGGTCTCGAGTTCGTGTGGCGTATTATTGCCTGTCTCGCCTATAATGTAGTAACCTCCTGGAGGAACTTGTGAAAAGCCTCCTATGAGACTCTCTTGTGGCCAACTAAGAGTACTAGTGAAGTCTTGGTTGGGGCCAAGCCGTTCGCTTGCGTTGAGAGGCGCAATTGCCCCGAATAACTCCGAGTAGATCGGCACGTCGCTACTGTTGTAAACAACAAAGTTAAAAGTTGCATTCCCGTTCTCGTTTATGAACATCTGCGTTCTTTTACTTTCATTTATGACTGCAAACGTTATATTCACAACCTCTCCCTGCGAATATTTGGTCTTGTTTCCTTCAAGAGTAATCGATAAACGTAAACCGTCGACTAACCCGCTTGAAGCTGTGGCGCTCGAGGGGCTGCTGCTTGATTCCGACCGACTACTTTGAAAATAAATAACAGTTGCAACTCCTGTTGATATTGCCAGAACCAATATTAGGATGACGGCAAGCGACTTATGGTTCAAGCGCGAAGACGCCTTAATTATCTGCAACTCACGCATGATAAGACCTTTGCATGCTGTTCCTTTGCTTTGCAGGTAATAAAGGCTGCCTAGCAAATAAAAAAGAAAAAAGGATTATTGTTGTTGGTTTTATCATTTAATCAAACGCCTACTTTTACCGCATCCAATTGTAATTTCACGCTGTCATAGGAATCATAGCCAACGACCGAAATATATTTGAAGTCTCCAAAATATTGTCCTACACTTATCCAAGATGGCGTTGTCGAGGAAACGGTTGTATAACTGCCGATTTGGTACCAAGTACTGTCATCCGTAGATACGTACACATACAAGTTACTATAATATCCCGAACTTGAATAACCGTAAACATAAATGTTTCCACCAGAAAGTGCGCTCATCTGCCCAACTATCTGTCCTCCATCACCAGGATTTCCTCCGTAAATAGTTGCGTAATTACCGTCCTGGGCATTTAACAAGTTGCTAGGATTGTTAACGCTTCCGTAACCTATTCCGCCAGTTTGAGAGGTAAGGCTTGCCATGTCATTTTCGCCAGTCATAGCCCACAAGAAATAACCAGTGCCTGCACCCCAAACCCCTGTCGTAATTCCCGAGGGAGGGGTTTGGCCACCAGCAATGTAGTAATATGTCGATTCTCCATACCCAAGGTACGTTTGTACGTACGGAACATTAGTAAGGCTACTTTCTGTGAAGCCCTCGACAGCACTGCATGGCGAAAACCCTCCACCTGGATAGTGGAGAAGTTGAGTTCCCGGTACTGTGAAAGTGTCTGTCCATGGGTTATATTGTGAACAAGTCAGGGTGAATGTAACAGTGTTCGAACCGGATGTTGTGAAACTGAAGTCATACGAATCGCCAGGCGTATATGGCATCAATACATCGACGTTATTTTGGTTTCCGGTAGCGTCAAGATACCAATCAAATTGAAAATTACATGAACCGCCTTGCCAAAAAATAATTCCAAATTGAAACCAATCAAAGTTAGTAGTTGTACCGTAAGCCACGTTCATTGGAAGGTATGCGACATAATCATTTCCCGACTGCATACCACCGATCGTGTTTGCAACAGCAGTAATGGTTCCATCCATATATTGGGGCATATTATTACCAGATTGAGTCGACCAAATATCCATCATATACCAATGCGTCGTGTACATTGGGCTTACGCTCTGATTAACTGAACCGTTATTCAGGCCGGATGGAATCAGCATAGGAAGCGATTGATTTGATATAACGGTAGCTGAGGGCGGCAAATATTTTTCGTTAGTCGAATAATGGGTGACTGGGCCTCCGATAGGTGGAGGCATGTTGTTGCCAGTCAATGTCGAATTATTTTCGGGCGAAGTTTGTGTGTTTTTGATTGAACTTGTGCTAGGTAAAGCCTTCGCGTTGCTTGTCATAATTGTGCACGCAGCTGAAATGAGAAGCAGTCCCAAGAGTAAGGTAGTTGACAATTTTTTTATATTTGTTAATCGTTTTTTCATCTTATCATTCTCCATTTATTTCCTTTGCTTCTTTTTTGTTCTCTTTCTGCCCTTCCCTTAGGGCTAAGCGGTGACACGCCCCCAAGACAATAGTCCCGGCGGAGTCTGGCTTTTTTAGGGCCAACTCCAT